ATTTTTAAGATACCAGATCCGGTGCCAATGGAGGTCAGCATGGTTGCTGAGCTCGGTTGGAAGGTGCGTGGGGTGACTAAGTCACCCGCACGCATCTTAGCGGAAGGCAATGCCTACCGCCGTGCTTATTTTCCATTAATTATGGCGAGTAAGCACGTTGTCACCTCTGAGTCCTTATTAGACCCAGAGCTGACAGAGATCAGTTTCGTCCGTCATCGGTCGAAATCTGGTCTATGGGTGTTTAGCGCTGATTTTTCAGACGCTACCACCTCTCTCTCTCACGAAGTATTGAATACTTTCGCGAGAGAGTTCGGGATCCCTCGTCGACTACTGTACGAGGGGCACCGTGTCATGGGAAAACCAGTAACTACTGGTTGTCCCATGGGGTTACCGATGAGCTGGACAGCTCTATCGATAATCCATAACGCCATATGCGAGATCTGTGATCCGTATAGGTGTTATCGCCTAAAGGGTGATGATTTAATCGCCCTTTGGACGCAGTCGCAAATTGACCTTTATAAGGGCATTGCGGCTAGATGCGGCCTTGTCACCAATGAGAAGACATGGCAGCATAAGAGACTCGGCACCTTCTGTGAAGGTGATTACGAGCTCTCGTGGGGGGACCGCGGTACTCGCGGTACCCTCACGCGTTTACCAACGATCTCACTGAGATCGTTCGTAAAAGACGAACCTGTTCCGGTTGAAATAGCCGAACGGTTCGTGTCTCGTGGATTCCCGATACGGGTCTTCACGGACATGCAGAGCTACTTCCATTCGAAATGGAGGAAGCTATGCCACGAGCAAGGCGTAAATCCTTACGCCCCTCGTGCTTTTGGCGGTCTTGGCCTGTATGGCCCCGACCGTCAACTTGATACGCTCACGGCAAAGATCGTGAACGCATCACATAACGGGACCATCATTACGAATGCTGATCCCGTTAAACATAGAGGGTTTGCTGGCAAGTGCCAGGCTCTCTATGACGGTATCAAATGGTCCGTCAACGGACCATTTGAACCGAAAGAGCTAGAGCTCGTGTATACACGGGCTCTAGCCCTTACTTCCTTTATGGATGCGCTTGGCAATCCACATAGGAAGCAAGTGCGCCATACGCCCGGTAAGGCCGTACGCGCACTTAGGGCCTACCGACGCAGATTTCTGCGGTCGCAGACCCCATGTGTCGCCTTTCCCACATCGGTAGAGACGGCATATGACGTACTCAGACGGCTCAAGCCGCATGAGTTACGTGCGCCCGAGGGGTTCAACCTTGTTGAGCAACTCGAGCAAGCACCTGATGACTGGTTTACAGTCGGTCAGGGGCCAGTGGTGGTCGACGAGTAACGTACTCGCGCCACCACAGGGGCCGCCCGAGGAGGATACGATAATAATATCTCCCAGAGCGGTCTGGAGGAGTAAT